TGAAGAAAGGATCTTTCTCTTCTGCTGTAAATGCTGAAGCAAATAGAGGCAAGGCAGCAGGACTATACATAGACAGAAAAATAATAAAAACTGGGAAACTAGAAGACATGTCAGAACAAGAATTAGAAGCAAAAATGAAACAAATTTTAGACGACTACGGACAGCTAATTGATGTGACTCCTGAACCCGAAAAGATTGAAGATCAGTCAGCATCCTCTGAATCTTCTAATTGAGTTTTAATCATATCAATCATCCAATCATTGTCTCTAAAGACACCCATCATAATGTTTGTTAATTGATTAACAACGGCTTCTTCAAATTCTGCTTTTTCTAATGGTGCTTTCTCTTGATTTAAACCAGACACATGAACTGCTGCATGCATAATCTCGTGAAATATTGTGTTAGCCATTTCCTGGCCGCATAGATCATGTTGCACTTGTATAACATTTTGTCTGTAATCATACTCACCAAAACAATCAGTTAACTCCCATTTTTTATAATTAGGTCTAACATATCTAATCTTAATATCTTTGTAACCAACTCTAACATTGTTAGGTAGATCGTGTGTCTCAACCGGAATAGGTTTAGCTTTCTTTCTAAAGTGTTTAGTCTTTTTACGGATTCTCATAATAAGGGTTATAGCACGTTTACATAAGGGATCTAGAAAGTTTTAAACAACTGAGACAAAAACCAAACCTTTCGCGGAAGGCCTTTCTGTAAATGGCTATAAATAGCTATAGGTGGACATTATTTTCTGTCCACCTAAACAAAAAGTGTCCCTAAAAGTGTCCACCCTAAAGTTAATAAAATCAACACTTCTAGACCAAAAGTACAAAAGTACACTTTTTTTTCAAAATTTTTTTACTAAAAAACTTTTTAAACTTTTCAGATCCCTTATACAAATTAGTCCGCCACATTTCTGCCATAATGTCGACGCATTGCTGCCATTCTATCTTCAGCTGATGAAATCTTTTGTAACAATTTGTCAACCTCACCAGTAATATCTACGTGTTCCGGTATAAGTATGGGTCTGTCAACTAATGTGCTAATCTTAAATTTAGCATCCTCAATCTCAGATTCATATCTAGCTACCATTACTTGATATAATTTATCCTGCATTAAAGTCCTCCTTTGTTATTTTAACGTTTGCTTGTTCCTTCTCATCATGAATTAGGTCATGATACATGTCTAATCTTTTTAAAAACTTATGTTTTGCTTGCCTTAATTCTGCCCCATTTATTACAAACTCCTGATAATATAGGTCAGGAGTACATACCATAATTATACCTTGCTCTATGTGCGACTCATGAACGTAGTCGTGTGCCATGCAGTATGCTGCAATTTGCAGATAATAATCATCTATCCATTCTTTTCTTTTTGGTCGGTTGGCTTGTTTAAAATCTACAACAGTATCTTTGCCGTTGTGACTGCATACCAAGTCAGTAGACCCAGCGTAAAGCCCAGGATAGTATAACGTGACTTCACTACCAAAGTATTCTTCCACTGGCGTGAGACCCACATCAATAACTTTTTGGGCCATGGTTTTCGCCGTCTGTCCGAGTTCTGTAAGATCATCGTAGCCAACTCCCGTGACATAGCATTCCAGGAATTTGTGCATACTAGTCCCTCGCTTACTAGATAAATTCTTGATACGTTCTGCTTCTTGTTCTCCAACTTTGGCCTTCCAGTCTTTTAAAAATTGTTGATCTTTGGTCTTGCCCAATATCGTAGTCACAGACGGAAGTCTAGCACCATTTACATCATAGAGCCGTGTTCCGTGGTCCTCGTGCCGTGTAGCATCAACATAGGTATATTTATTATTTTTAATCATTGTCCGGATAAATGTTAAAACTAAGCCCGTATCTTGGTTCCTTAGTTAAGTTCCTTTTATTACCATGAAGTAAAAAACTAGAAAACAAAACAAAATTTCCAGGTTTAGACTCAATCGTTTCATTTAATTCTTTAAAATTTAAAGATTGACTATGATTATTTAACATTACAGCACCAGACAAAAACGCGGGTAAATGCCTATGTTCTATAGTATAATGAGAAAAAGCTTCAATGTATCCCCAGGCTTCTTTTAACTTATACTTTTCACATTCTTTAAACTTATAAGAATCTATTAAATCTAACATGGGTAATAGTATTTCAAAAAATTTATCATCTTTCATAAAATATTCATAATGTGTCATAGGTCCAATAACATTAGTCTTATAACTATTATTATTAGATTCACTCACACCTTGATTTATCTTCTCAATAAAATATTTAGTATCTACAGGTATATTACCTTTGACAAAAAAATACTCACGATTTATTTCAGCTTTTATTAACTTATCTACTTTCATTTAAAATTATTTATCACGTAATATATCGCTAGCAGAATTATCAATACACAAAACATGTTATAGAAAAACATACCTAGACCAAAACCAAACGTCATAACTTCTTCTTCAACTCTTTTAAATATTCTTCGTTCTCTCTATCTTGATTGTGTACAAATTTTTCAGCATTATCGTCCGTCACTTTTTTAAATATTTCATTATATCTTTTACGGTACTTATCGTTGGAAACCCTTGATTTTCCATCCCATTTTGGCTTTTTATTTTTTTTCATTTTTCTTTTCTAAGTATTTAGGTGCTGCCTTCTTTATTGAATTTAATGGTGCCGAATCATGCGCGTTACCGCTAACAGATATACGAGTGCAATCTGATTTGTATGGTGCAACCCAATGTTTTAACCACGCAGGAAATATAAACATATCATTTTCTTGTGGAAAGTATGACAGATAAGTTACTGCATCTCTAGGGCCATCTCCATAAACAAATTGTATACCACCCGGTCCACAACTTTTACCTTTGTATTCTTCGTTTTCTTTTTTTAATTCATCCGGTATTGATAAGTATATTACAAACGATAGTTTACCATCATGATCGTGCGGTGGATTATATTCATTCTTCTGTTGATGGTTTATCCATAATGCAGTCAAAACATATTCCGGTTTAGCATCATACGGTTTGTTAGTATATTGTTGATAAGCTTGGTCATACACACCAATACATTGTGAAATGTGTGGCATCAACTTAGTTTTAGATTCTTCATCATAACCTGTTTCATGTTCAATGATTCCTGCTAATTTATCTCTAAAGTCTGTGTTATTTTTCTTGGCTTCATCTAGTAACATTTGTTTAAACTCATCGGTAATACGCATTTTAACAACGCATGGTCCCCAATTAAACATCTGTATATTTACTTTTGTTTTATCTGACATAATTATTCCGGCATGTGAGTTCGAGCATATTCTTTTATATTAACCACATTATTTAAGTTAATTTTTTTATCTTTTTTCTTAGGCATTGCATCTAATACTTCTCTCGTATCTAAATTTACAAAAATTAATTGTACATTTAACTCTTGTTGTTTTTGTGTTGGTGACCTATTTACTTTCCAACCATTCTTAGTACGTAAACTTAATGCTTTAACATCAATTAATATTACATCACCCATACCATCTTCATCAATTAATACCATATCAACAGGACCATGTCCTGACATATTACGGTGCACTGAATATCCTAAGTTAATAAAATACTCAGCAGCAATTAATTCTGCACGATCTCCTTTAATGTGTTTACTGTGAGCCATTTTGTATCATCCATTTTAATGTTGATGTAGTTGGATCAAAACTATCAAACTCTATTCTAGTGCAGTTTGTTAGAACCAGGACCGTCATCAATAAGATTAGTATTTTCACTTGTTTCATAAAATTCTCCTTCTGAGTCACAGTCCCAACATTGATGCACCATTTCATCGTGATCAAAGGATGCGACTTTAACAAAACCATTACCTTTACATGTAGGACAAATAATTTTCTTCACCCTACTTGCCTTTAATTTTGCCATTTAACTTTTTAGCTTTCTCGTTTGCTATTGCTTCTATTGTTTTAGATATAGATAACTTTGCGTCGGGCAATAATACCTTCGACAAAGACTCTAAGATCTTATATGTTTCTTTTGTTAGAGAAACATTTTTGTATTTACTCATGTCTGTCATGCGTTTCCTTTCATTTTAATAACCCATATATAGGTGATTTTATAGGATTGTCAATGAAATTTTTATTAAGTTTAATTATTTGTTCACAGGTAGCTGGCACATGTATAGATCCATACCCATGGCCAGACACTTTTGACACTTCTTATGATTGTATGATGTTTGGTTATGAGCAATCTATATCTAAAATGGAGGAGATAGGTAGGGATGAATCTAACAAACACGGTATTTATATTAGGTTTGTTTGTGTGCCAGAGCAGACTATTTGACAACCTGGTAAGACTGTGTTATTTCAATAAATCTTCTCACCATTACCTACTTCATTTTTTCCCTTATTAGTTAATGGGGTAGGTGTTTCATTGTTCCACATAACCAGTAATGCTACTATAAACATATAAATAACTAATACTAAACTACTAGAAATAATTAATGTTAACATTGAATCTAGCTTTTTCATTTGTGCATGTTGTGCTGTTGTGAGGAATACTAGCATCAAAAATTAATGCTTGATTTTCTATTGAAGGCACAAACTCATCACCTATTTGTGTGCCACCATCACAACTATTTAATGAAAAAACACAACCTTTATGTTTGTATGAATAATCAAAATGAGGATTATGGTGATATAATTTTTCTGTTCTTGGATAAACGTTAACTTTTATTCTTATCAAAGCTTTTACATTTAATTTTTTTAACAAAGGCGTATATAATTCAAAAAAAGAACTGTTTGGTTTGTTTGCAGAATATACCACATGTGTAAAATAACAATCTGATATTTTTTTATCTCCTACACCAGCTACGGTATCATTAAAGAAAAAACCCATTGTACTATCATAGATAGGTTTTTTTAATTCTTGCAAGTATTCTTTATCTAAAAAATTTTTTTTAATCTCTATCATTCACAAATAAAACCTTGAACAGTGCCTCTACCATCATTTAAAACCCAACCTTTTGTATCAACATATTTTGATATTGTTTCTCTGTGGTCGTCTGCAAACATCAGACATTCGTGTACTTCCATTGGTTGACTAAAATCCAATCTCTCTTTTATTAACGTTCCATCGAATAGTAGTATTAGTATTACTAATGTTTTCACGATAGCACTCCTTAATTAAACGATACCAAAGATCTTTAATCTGTTTTTGTTTTATCATTTGTGCTTCTACCCCAAGTTAACGCTGATTTTAAACCTGGCGCATTTATTTGCATATCAACACCATATGATTTCCATGCTTGCTTTACAAGATTTAATTCAAGCAAGAGATTAGAGTATTGTTTGCTACTTCCACTTTTTACTTTAACTGTTATTATTTTTTCTTTCATATATCCAATATAGGATATCAAAGGAGTATTGTCAACCCTTACCTTGGCCCTTGTATTTTTTAAAACTACGCCGGCGGGATTTGTTCATTTTTGCTTTACTGGGATTTCTACCTATATTTGTTTTGTGAAAAGTTTTTTCATGTGCAATCTTTGCACCATATAAACTACCTTTTTTTCTACTCATGATTGAATAGTTTATCCACTTGTGATTGTAATGTTTTGTTTGTTATTGCAGGTATGTAACATATCTTACCGTTTACATACTGTTGTAAATCAGCGCCGCATGTAACACATCTATAATAATCAGAGGCTATACTAATTAACATTGTATGTTCATCACATGTTGGACACTTACCATTAACAATTTCTGTATTAAATTTTACGGAGTTTTTTTCTGTCATATGCTTTCTTATTCTTTATCACTTTTTTCTTAAAATGTCTAAGCTGTCGTGCTACAGGGTTACGTTTTTTATTAGCCTTTTGCATCAATCTAATATCAATGATAGTATTTTCTTTTCACCCATATAAACTTCTATATTTGCATTAGATTTTATGCATTTATATACTACTCTATCTTTACTCGATTTGTCCTTCATAGCATAACGCTTGGCCTTCAAACAATTAGATAACGACTCGTGATAACGGTGTTCTATAATTTTATGATCTTGCAGTAGTAAAAGTGCAAATACAACTTCAACCATTA